CTTGCGGATCTTCAGCTTGAAGTTAGCACCAGCCCACAGATCGAAAGGATTCGTTGGCTTCTCATCTTCGAACTCAGGATTCATCTTCTCGTTGATCTTATCAAAGATCTTCTTACCGAACTTGTAGAGGAATACTTTACCTTCGTTCTCAGGATGAGCAGGATCCTTGACGACATAGATATTCGCGATATAGGAAAGGCGACGCTTTTGCTTGCGAGCAACTTCCTTATCCTTATCATTACCACTATTCCAGAGCTTCGAGTTCATCTCAGCCACAGGATCTTTCTGACCAAGAGTTGTCAGAGAATTTTCGATATACCAACCACCTGTACCCTGGAAACCGTGTGACCAGATGCGAACCCAAGGCAGGTCTTCACCCTTCGGCGCCGGCAGAAAACGAATAACTGCATAACCATTACCAGCCTTGTCAACTTCAGGTTGCCAAAAACGGTCATCGGATTCGCGCTGATTGGTGTTATTAGCAAGCTTACCTAGTTCCTTAGAAAGGCGATCCAGGTTGCTACCGGTTGAACGCTTCATTGAAGCGAAATCGTTACTCATGTATGTCTCCGTATGTATTGTATGTTGCGTGTGTTTTTGTGTGAGCACTTTATCATGACCACACGACTACTTATATCATGATAAAAGACCGATGTCAAGGAATAAACACCTGACGCATGGTTTTCTTGATGGTATCCGTATCAGCTTTCACAAACGGACCATATTTACGCATAAGCCGAGAGACATCTGGCCAGATGATCGTATCAGATATGCGAGCATCCCATTTATCATGAAATTCAAGCACACGATTAGCTAGAATCAAACTCTCGATTGATACTCTACCACCAAGATGAAGCTTTAGCACCTCTGGATGATCACCATTTGTATTCCATGCTTTTGATGTATTAGGGCATGATTCGACAATGTTATGCATATCTTGCTTGAATCGATATGTGATAGATTCCATGTGTCGCTTCCAATCGACATATCGTTTCTCAGCCTCAATCGTGATCATGTCGCGCACCCATTTCACGCCTTGCGACATATTCGCGACATAGAACATTGTCAGATCATCTTTGTATCGACGCTCAAGCTTGCGAAAATGAAAGACATCATTGCGTACCTCAAATGTCGTTTCCTTGATAGGTTTAACCTTGCCCATGTATTTGAAATAGTCATACCCATCTCGCGTGAAATGCAAGCGGAGGGCAACATATTCTTGATAGGCCTTCATTCCTTCCATTTGAACAGAGCGTCGCCCGTCCCTCTCTCATTAAAAAAGGTACCGACCAGATCAAATTGATCAGACAGTATCCGTGACACATCTGCGAAGGTACATGCGCCTTCATACAAAGGTGTTTCACTGGCCTCACAAAAAATAAATTTGGTTTTTGTTAATGTCTCTTTGGCACCAGCCAAGACTTTATCTTCACTACCCTGTGCATCAATCACAAGTAGGTCAACATTCATATCTTCATACAGACCATCAAGTGGCGTGCATGGCACAATAATCTTATTGATGAAATTACAGCGATGCATTTGCGGATTAGGAGTCGCATATATGCTTGATGACATACCTTCATTGTCGGCGATATGAAATTCAATCTCGCCGTCATAATCCATGCAAGCACATTCATAGATTGACACTCTGCCGTCTGTGCCCCATCTCTCGACAAGACCTTGTGCAATGCTAGGAATCGGCTCAACCAAAACGAGCTTTTCGACACCTGAAGTCAAATAATGATTTACCTCGGCGCCAGTAGATGCACCAACGTGAACCACGTGTTTCGGTTTGATCTGATCTATAATAGTCTCAATCTTTACCTTCATTAGATAGGCAACCTCGGTTCATTTGCACGGCGTTTTAAAAGATTAAGACCATTGGCTTCGCTGGTCAATATCTTCTTGATGCGAGGCGTCATTAACCGCGGTACTGTCTCGACTTCAATACCTGAGCTTTCGCATACATGCATTATAGCATCAAGATAAGACATACTCTTTTCTCTAACCATTCGGTCCAATGTATCTGCGAACCGATCTGGTGTCATAAGTGATAACTCAGCTTGCATTATTTTCTCCTTGCTGAGCCAAGGCAGCAATAAATCCACCAACATCCTTACGCACGATATCTGTAGATTCCATATGCTGCGGCCAGTAAATCTCAAGTGCCTGAGCATCTTCTGTGCATACAAAACAATGTACCTCATTAGGCGGTACAGCCGTAAAATCTCCAGCCTTTAGCACAGTCACATCGGTCAAGCCATATTGCTTTTCGACATGAATTTCAATTGTACCATTAACAACATAGAAACCATTCCAACGATGGCGATGGCTATGCAGCGAGCACCTAAACCCAGCTTTAGTATTGATGCGATGCACCTCTACACTCGGGCTTGTGAATAGATCCTCAGTATCACCCCAAATCTTACCCATTTTCATTAGTCTTGACTCCTTTCACAACATAGTCTATATCAAGTAGCTGCTCAAGTACAGAGGAAAGATTGGCTAACTTGAGCATATTGGGTCCATCGCACGGAGCATTATCTGGATCTTGATGAACTTCCATGAATACACCTGCGACACCGACAGCTACGGCCGCGCGCGCGATGACAGGAACCATATCACGATTACCACCAGATGACGTACCATAACCTCCCGGAGATTGCACAGCATGAGTGCAATCCATGATCACTGGATAATTTGCTGGTGTATTATTTTTCATAATCGCAAGTGATCTCATATCAACTACAAGATCATTATAACCAAATGTTGTGCCACGCTCTGTCATCATGACCTGATTGCAGCCAAATGATTCAAGCTTTGCTATGATATTGACCATTTCACGCGGAGAAAGAAATTGACCTTTCTTCACATTTACAGGCTTACCAGTGCCAGCCGCAGCTTGAAGCAAATCTGTCTGACGACAAAGAAATGCTGGTATCTGTATAATGTCAGCGGCCACAGAATCGCATTGCCAAGCTTCATGTACATCTGTCAAAACTTCAATTGCATGAATTTCTTTCACAGCTGACATACCATAATAAGCTTCATCAAAACCAGCACCACGATATGATTGAAAGCTGGATCGATTGGCCTTGTCAAATGATGTCTTATAGATGTAATTGATATTGAATTTATCGCAGATTTCTTTTATGGCGCCAGCCATATCAAGAGCGTGTTGTTTTGATTCAAATATGCAGGGCCCCGCGATTAGACTAAGCCTTGCACCATTAAGACAAGCATCATAAAATGACATCAATCATCTCCTATAGAAAACATGGGATCCTATTCTTAAAGCGCCCCTAGAAGAATTACCTGCAACAGCATGAAAGCGAGTTGCGCCGTCAGTCAAATCAGGTAAATGATTGTTCATGACCTGAAATGCTATATCATTGGCCAGTTGCCATTGTGGATCATCAATATGAGGAATTCTATCGCCGACTTTGCAATAATATTCAAATTGACAAGTGGTTCTAGACCTCTGGCGAGTGACACCACATACGGTCTTGGGATATTGAGGATCAGACACTCGATTCATGATAACATTTGCCACAGCCAACATACCTACGAATTTCTCACCACGAGCTTCGTAGTATATAGCGTGGGCCAAACAATGTATATCTGCCTGACTCAATGTATGAAGATTATCAAATTCCGGTGGGTCTATATTAAGACCTATTTCTCGCAAATTAGTTTGAGGAATGTTTATATGAGGTTCTCCAACCTCACGTGGTTCTTCGACCTCAATAATAGCTGGGCGCACAGGAGCAGCCACAGCCTGATGCTCCATCACGTCTAGCGTGAAAGCGGTCAAAACTACACCTATGAGCGCGCCAAAGGCGACTCCGAATATCCTTTCCGACAAGGTCGTTATCCTTCTGTTGTTAACCCTAATCATGATAAAACATGCAATATAGGGTGGAGAGCTTCTGTTGCCCGGTGCTCCCCAAACCGCGCTTACCTATTAGGCAGCGAGTGCTACGGCAAAGCCGTTGTCATTGGCACTTATCAATGGCGATTAGGTCGCCAACCGTCATCTCCGAACAACCTTTACCATGTACGTCGATTCTGTTTCAGCCCCACGAGTGAATACACCGGACTGGTGTCACACATTTTACGCCGTATTCTTGGACACATACGGCACCCGATGTATTCACTGGTGGAGCTGCGCGGCACTGCCCCGCGGTCCGTAGCATCTATTCCGTCGTCATCAACAATGACAAATATACTTATACAGGGTTATGGTTGTAATGTAAACGGCGACCTGTGTAGTATTCTAAGATAACCTGGCATAATTCATCCACATATTTGTCACGATAGCGACAAAACATTTGAGGCTTTACCTCATCATCAACACCAATTAATACCACAATACCAGGTATAATTCGTGCGGTTAGCTCCTCAAACATGAGAGAATATGCTGAGGCCTGCAAAAGATAGTTATCAATATGAGCCTCTTCTTTGAGGCGCTTAGATGTCTTAAAATCGATGATACAATCCATGCCAGCCCATCTACCAACAAGGTCGCATCGGCCAGCTATCTGCATTTTATCAGAATATAATGGCGCTTCCATAGCATAGATGTGTGTCAAGTACTTGTCGGTGGCCGATCGGATGGAATTAAACATGGTCACATTGCTAGGCATCTCGCCCGCAATTGGGTCTCCACCTAAGAAGTATTTCTCCATCATGTTATGGATCGAAGTACCGCGTCGAGATGCTTGTGCTGATACCTTATTAGCCTCTTGCTCACCAACACGCGCACGCCATTCAGCAAGTAATCGCTTTTTCTCGGGTCTAGCACCAAGAACTGTGGTGATAGAAGGATAAGCTGCACCTGAAGGTGTATTGTAAAGCCTACCGCGTTCTGTTTGGACCGCGGTAAGCTCTGGTAGATCCACTAATTCATGAATAAATTTCACACAATTCCTTCTTCCAGCTTCGCCTCAATGTATTCTTTCACTAGGGCAGACCTAACGATGTCGTCTTTCGTAAATTCCACACGCGCGAAGCTTCGCATATGCGATATGACGGACATGAACTTATGTAGTCCGTTTCGCTCATCATCACGCCATAGGTCACTCTGTCTAAAGTCACCACAGAAGATGACCTTGCACCCAGTACCCATGCGAGTAATGACAGAATCCAGCTCATGAAAGGTCATATTCTGACATTCATCAACTATAACAATATTATCACGGAAAGTCAAGCCGCGAAGGAATGATGTTGTAGCAAATTGTACCATTCCATCGCGCTTTAGTGTGTCATAGGCGGTATTACGCTTGAACAGTTCATTACAGATGGCCGCATAAGGCTCCTCATACACCGCGGATTTCTCTTTCTGTGATCCTGGAAGAAATCCCATATCTCTTGTAGGCACCACAGAGCGAATGATAACCACTGGTTTGGGTGCTTCACCGCCCATTACAGCTCGCAATGCAAGATATAGAGACACGAAAGTCTTTCCAGTACCGGCCACACCATGCAAAATTAGGTGTTTACCTTCATCAAAAGCTGAAAAGGTGCGGGCCTGACCCGAGGTCAGTGGATTTATTTTAGGTAATTGCATGAAATTTTGGGAGAATTGGGTCTTGCTGGCTGCTTTTTCTGCTCTTTCTTGTCGAACCTGCCGTTTTAGTCGCTTTTTCTGTGTTCTTGTCAGAAAATCAGGCAGGAAACCATCATCAAATGTCGCAGTTTGTGCAAGTCCCATGTGCTACTCCCTTGTTAAGCAGTTTCCATTACAAAAGAGAGTCTACCACGTATTCATGGTAGATCCTCGGTTATTCTTTTTGATATTGTTGAGTAAATCTCGGAAACCTTCTGAGGGCTTATTCCGCTTTGATTCGACTCCAGATACGATTTTGGGGAATCCTATCATTAACCTGAGGTTTGGATTATCCTTCAGGTGCTGTTCCATCTGAGCTATGGTCATCATATCGGTGACCACTTCGCCAGTTTCGATATTCTCGAAATTATATGTTGGCATCAAAACCCCTTTGTATGTGATATTTAGACATTTGACCACCAGTAAGGAACCTCACGGCGGGTCCATTTTGCAAAGCGAACCTTCTCCTTGATGTAATATTGGCGATAGGCTTCGACCGCATCATGATGCTTGCAGTGGTCAGGCATGGCCTGAGGAAATTCTGTCAGTATTTGACCATACTGAATTTTATGTGGTGCATGAGATAGTGCATCAAGCAGCTTAGTCTGAACCACATGAATCTTACCATATCGGTGGGTATATTCTTCGCATAGATTTTCGAGCAATTCATAACCCCACATGTAATTGTCACGACAAACTCGCGACCATACCGCACACGGATGATTGATATGTGTGGCTTGATACAATACAGCATCGAGATTAGGATCGGGATGCACCCATTTCTTGACCTTGCGGAATCGTGCAGGCAATGATCCTTGCACATATCGCTCCTCGATCTTCATGGTACCATCAAGCACACGATGCGCGGTCGATAGCATTTGCGCCTCTTCAAGGATCATCTTGACCACATGCTTGTCGCAATGCATCATGGCCGCAATTTCAGGAAGAGGAGATAGAATGAATCTGTTCATAGGTATATTATATCAGGTTCGCACCGCATCTAACACGGCTAACCTCAAATCTTGCAGGCTACCTGTGTTTGAGAATACTCGGTCTGGTTCATATGGAACCCAAGCTGTCTCGGATTCATGTACACCATCAACCTTGCCTTTGGCTTTAGCATCATCCCACCAATACGGAAGAGGATTACGATGCACTTGCCATATCTCACCACCTAGACGGCGCACAGCTTCGATCTCATTCGGAAACCTAACATCACTAATCACAACATGAAAGTTATTTTGAGTGACAAATCTTTCCATGCAAGCCACCCAAATCTCATTATGAAAGTTTTGTCGCATAACGTCGGTACCAATATGCTGGAGAGCCCAACGTGGGGTAACGGTTCGCCCGAGATGCTCTGACCACCAAGGATCTGGTTGCTCGCGCCACGCGCGAGACTCATCTGTGGATCCTTCGACCATGTCTCTAGACCAACCAAATAATATAGCTGTCATATCCTTGAGAGGTTTGGCCATGCTATATCGCATCCAACCAATACCTACCAATGTACCAGCTATCGTATCTTTACCCGATCCAATTGGGCCACAAATACCGATCAATTTTGATGTTACTGCCATGTGTTTTCCCATTCTATAAATAATAGATTAATTATAGCAGGAACCGAAGAATATGTCAACCACCGGCGCTGCGGCTTTTCTCATGCACAAGATAGCATCTGGGTTGGGTGGTATGCTTGGTGGGTTGGCAATGTTTGCTTTTTGGAAGCCAATGAATATGCTAGATGCTTGTATTCGATCTGGTATATCCACAGGCTCGGCCGTCATATTTGCAATGCCGATATTGGAGATATTGGAACTTCGGGTTGATATGGATTTAGCATTATTAGCTGGTGCAACAATTGGATTTTTCTCGTGGTCTATCTTATCAATGGTAGCTAGAATGTTAAAACGATTTGACCGTGAAGATAAAGATGTACTTGATGCCTTAAAAGAAATTAAAGAAACTATTAAGAAGTAGCAAAGTCAATATTATGATTCAATATAATCAATATGATGAATATGCTGGTGATATTGGTATGTTAAAAAACCCAAATATTTTTTATATACATTGGTCGCCTGATATTTTTTGTAATTATAAATGCTCATATTGTTTTCCTGGATCAAATAGTACTGATAGACACCATTTACCAATAGATGTTTTGATAAAAGGTTTGCGGGATTTAAAATTTAAAATAAATCATATTTTAGGTATACCAAAAATAGATTTGACATTTTCTGGAGGTGAGCCTACATTAGTACCCGGGTTTTTACAGCTTATTGAAGCATATGACAAAGATAATTCAAAAAACCAAACTTTGGGTATATGCACAAATCTTACCCGCGGTAAAAAATGGTGGAATAAATTTTTAGAAATAACCAAAGATATGGAATCAATTACAATTAATGCAAGTTGGCATAGAGAAAGTGTTGGTGATGTAAATATAGCAAGACAAAAATTTTTGGAAATTGGTAATTTATTTAAATCACATAAACGAAATTTCAGAATAACAATGGTATTACCACCATCTCAATTTGATGACATTTACAGTGATGCTTTATTTTTTAGAAAAAATAATATTCATACTTTAATTCGAGTAGAAAGAAAATATATTGAAAAAATAATGGGTATTCATCCTGATTATAATAGTGATATGATCAATGACATTATCACTTGGAATAAATCAAATGGTATCTCATTTGTTCGTAAAGAAAAAGATTTAATAGAAGAATATAATAATGTCGAACAAGCTATAGCTTTAGGTAAAACGAATTATCTAAATTGGAAATGTTATGCAGGTACTTCTTCTGTGATTATAAGACCTGATGGTTCTATCAAAAGAGCATGGAGTTGTCGCGATGCTCCAATAGGAAATATAAAAAATGCGAATTATTCTCTATCAGAGGAACCACAAAAGTGTATAACACCTAGATGTGGTTGTTCATCTGATATGAATAATCCTAAAGTTAAATCTATTTGACATATGGCCTCAATTCGGGTAATATTGTAAATAAATCTGTATTTCTAACTTTATCCAATGTTCTATTAAATTTAAAAAAGTATCCATATCAGTTAGCTTGGATGCCACAGAAGATTTAGCGAATTATATTCGATATCCTACGGATTGGAATAATATTCAAAAGGTG